AAAAACTATAACATGTACTACGCTTATTAACACGCAACATGTATACATGTTTTGGCTAATTCACATTGAAAAATTACTCAAATTCAATGAAGCGAAGAAAAGCCCCCCCGGGCCAAAAACTCCTCTTATTATATAAGTAAATTATCCAACGAATGGTGGCACACTGACAAAACAGCCTAAGCTGTAATCATCACCACCACTTCGCAAAATGTATCCAGCGCCATCAATACTAAATTCAAAATTCAACAATTTTGAAGGAGCACCGTAGCCTTGGACACCGTAATAACTACCAGCTGGATTTGAAAGCTTGGCATTTATACACGAATGTGAATTATTGTAATGAGGTATTTGAACCTCAATACCGCCCGTAAGGTCTGGTCTCGTAATGGTTGTTAATGCATTCTGTCCCAACCCAGCAGTCAACGCTAATGTAGTCTGAGCGGACTGTTTGGTTGGTAGAGTTGTACTATAACCAGGTGTGATAGTCTGTGTAGATGGTACTGGTAGCAGAGTAGCTGCCAATAAACCAGCGGACGCAGTTGTATCCACTAACTTGATTCTCAGTGAGCCTCTGCTCAACGCATAAAGCGGAGCAACAACATCGATTAAATCCATCAATGTATCAGGAGCAATCCAAACACCAGGTGAGTAATAATTAATTTTACTCAACTGATTTGGAATCACACTAAAAGTCATCAAGGTAGTACTCGAAGAACCCGAAACCGAATAACTAGACCAAATAATTGGCCTCTTTATTAAAGTTCTAAGAGACACTACTCTTTCTCCTATACAGGATTCAGCGCTACAAATTTCATCAAATGTAGAGCTACCCAACAAATGCAATCCAGCAGATTGTGCATTAGAATTAGATTCTTTAACACCTGACTGTGTTGCTGTTGGTTGTGCCGGCACTAAACCGGTTGTAATGGGTATGGCATACTCTAATGATTGCGAACCTCTCATCTCCATCAAAACAGTAACAGAAGAAGATACTGTATTTGGAGCAATGAGTGGATCCACTACAAAAATCTTTATAAAACCATAAGGATCATCACAAAGCCTGTAAGGTAGAGTTGAAACAAATGGGACTTCAAATTCTATCTCGTTTGTTTCTCTTAAATCGACGATAACACGATTAACATAAGCAGTATCGTCGAATGTTGTACTTACTGAATTAGTAAGAATGGAAGGAAAAAATGCAACCATAATTCTTCCAGAATGAAATTCAGTCTTAACGAATTTCAACTTCAATGTCAAATTTCCCCTATAGTACTGGTGCAATTTGGACAAATAATATAAAGTGCCCATACAATCCATAGATTCACTATGATCTGTTATGGTCTGTTTTAAATTAGCCCATTGTGGACACAAATTAACTGTTGTCAGTACACCACCAGAAGTGTCTGATGTACTCAAATTAAATGAACCACAGTAATTTGGTATTGAAGTTAAAAAACCATAACTCATTTCATCAATATCAGTCCCACTATAACCTGGGCAAATATCTACAATATTCTGCTCAGAGAGAGATAATACCGCAGACAAATCACTACCATCAGCATTACTGATGTTAGGGAATATGACTCGCCGGTATTTCCCAACGGGAGAAAGATTAACAGGTTTACACCATCCAAACTTAGAGCAAACTCCTGCCAAAAAGTCAGTTGCCCATTTTGCACGACCAGCAAACTGGCCCAATAATGGAACATTAGAGACAGCATCAGACACCATAGAAAGACCACGAAAGCCTGTTTCAAAAGGGCCAATGCCCATCTGGTCTTGTTCCTGCTCTTGGACATTCCTTTTCCGGGAAGTACCATTGCGTTGCTTAATACCAGATTGAGTTGCTGCTCCAAAGAGTTCAACATCTTCTAAGGACATATAAATGGTGTAATCTGCCACTGAAGAACCTGACGCAGCTACCAGTGGACTATAAGGTCTACTTATCAAATAACCCAAATCTATCATAGATTCGATATTATTGAAGCACTTAACTGGTAGTGCAACTTGGTTCATGACAAACGGAATTTTCAGCACACACTCTGTGTCAGTCGCTAAATCAATCTCAGCATGGGGAAGCTGAACGACTTGACGCAGAGTGGTTGCATGAGCTGAGTACCATTCTGTCATATTTTGATTTCCACCAGTGCCACCAGATGGTACAAAGGCAAGAATATATCTACCTTGTTGGAATCTAGTAGCATTAACAACCAATCTAAAAACCATTGTGAACCTGGCAGCATAATAACCTTTAAACTTTAGTCTCCATAAATCAAATTGTGTTTGGGAAGCCATAAAGGTTACAATACCAGGACATATAACAGTATTACCAGAGTCAGTTGTTGCGAAAGCACCATTAGTAAGCCTAATAGGCTTTTTAAAGAAATCTTTTATTACTTGCTCTCCATTAGAGGCTGCATTTGATTTCAATAAAGTACTAATATCAGTGGGCTTTGCTTTCATAATTTGTTGAGTACCGGCATCGTTTAAAAACGTTGTGGTACCTGAGGTCTCTTGGGCCCCAGCTGTTGCCAATTCAAAGGTATTCGCAACCGAACCATTATTCTCAGTGTCTTGTGTAGCTTTATATTAAATGGCATAGCACCTACACGTGCATGCCACGCTTGTGTTTTAGATCTTGAGGTGTCTCTCCTCTCTTGATCCGCGAATATCCAAAATTAACTAAACGAACACACAAACAATTTTGAATAGCAAGCAAGACAATCAAGTAGTATTCTAACTGGTACAATCAGGTCAGTTTCTCGTATGGAAGCTAACAAAGCAACATAAGTTTTTTAGAAAGTCCTTCTACTAGCCTTACGCCTTCATATAATAAATATAATATTTTGCGGAATAAAACCTTTCTAAAATAACTAGCAACTTTAGGATGCCAAGCCTTTGCAATATTAAATATATTTTACATCTGACAGTACCTTGTCTAAGGCACTCTCCCAAGTGTCCGTAACTATCCGGAGACTTGGCGACAAATGTCGTTCAAATGCTAACTTAATCCTTGGGAAATGTTCTTCAAAAACATCTTTCCCATACAAGGATAATTCCTTTAATGTCGTCTCTATATTCTCACAAACAGCCAAGTTGACGTCCAAATTCCTCTTACAGAAATACGACACCTGCATGACTGTATCAAAGTCCAAGGGTGCAACAAAGCGCCCAACAACCTCCTCATACCTGAACCTACGTTTTAAGAAGGAAACTTCCCACAGGTTACGAAGTTTAAGGTTTACACCATCTTTTGTGTCAGATGTATATTTAAGACCAAGCTCACTCATGGCTACTGATATCCTTTCTTCAGTAAAGACATCACGATAGTATCTGCTAACAGCAAATAAATTATCATCACCAAGAGTAATCAAGTAGACGTTTTTATCAAATGTCGAAATATCTCTAACATTATTAGCTCCAACAATCCTTGCCCAGACAAATCTAAATGCCAAATTATTGTAGATGGAATTTATAACAGCAGTTAAAGGATGTCCAGATGGTAGAGAATTGTTCCACATCATGACACAATCGCCTACCACATGAATTGAGTTGGTCACTTCATACCAAAGTCGGGTTCTCATAATTTGATTCTGTGGGTCATCATTGTACCAAGTATTAATCAGGTGCAATATTTCCCATAGCACAACGCTTTTTTCTGAACCATCAAATTTTGAATAATCACCAGCCCCATATGCATTATTATCCGTAGAACCCCCGACACACAATAACTTGCGTGCCAGCATATCCCACTCTGGACCATAAACATTGAGACCTATAGCAGAACCATTACTAGTGCGATTAAGATTATACCATCTAGAAAATGCGCCAAAATATTTGCGAGTTAAATAAATTAACTCGCAATTTGCTGCAGAAAATATTCTAGTTTTTCCTTCTTGGACTTTTTCTTTCTTCAATTTCTCATCTTTGAGATTATCACAAAAGTAAAACTCAGGGCGAATACCATTAGCAATCATCTCTTCTTTAGCTTCAACTATTTCCTTGAAAGCGGCATAATGTAAATTCTCGATATCATAGGTGGGCCCCTTTCCAAATATGAACTCCTTTCCTTTATAACCAGGCCTAGGAACCATATTCCAAGGATACCCCATTGAGGATTGCCGATTCATAGCATTGAATGAATCATCTCCTTCGATACCAAAAATTATCTCTTCTTCGGTCATAAGACGACGCTCTACACTACGAACAGCGTTAGACTCCATGTATTCTCTATATGAAATCGAGCACTTACGCAACAATCCAACGTCTATAAAAGCGTCAGGTTGACCATAGTTACCCAATCCCATCAACATAGGATCTACAAGCACTCCATCTTTAACAACTGGATGTAGAAGGGATAGCGATTTTAATGCCTTTCCTAACCTACCATGCATGGGTGTCTTTATAAAAGCACTCTTTGAATGGCCTAGTGTGTTCGGATATTTATCCAGTTTAGAGAGTACAACAAATCTCTCATCAAATTTCTCATCTGACATCAAACCAGACTGACTAAAGCTAGGCAAATCTCCATACTGCTCGGTCGTTAATTGTTTAACAATCTCCTGCGTTAACACAGTAGCATGACCAATCCACATACTAGTTATGCCAGCTACATGCATTCCTAATATTTTCATTTTATTATTCTTATTAGAAGTATCTACCAAGAGCATACCACAGAAACCTTGTCTAGTAGGTGCATCATATGAATACGCTTGATCATATTCCCATGCTTCATTATCAATCTCTGGTGGACCATTATAACTGACAGTTTTGCCACCAAATGCAGTCAAGACTAGGCAAGTTGTCCCATCTTTATCTGTCATCAACAAAGAAGCTGGCGTCTGCTCTTTGGGCCGAGCAGTTTCCGTGAAGAAATATTCAGTTATATCTCTCATTGGTCTACCACATGTTAATTTCAAAACGCCAATATCCTTACTATAAAATGGTTGGGGTTCACCACAAAATTCTAAAAAGTGCTCATATGTAAAGCACATATCATGTGATGGACTAATTGGTGATTCAAAAACAACTTTATAGTCTTTAGGATCCGTACCAACTTCAATAGAACGTTTCAAAACTCTAATAAAATGTTGTGGTAATAAAACATAATTCGTTTTGAGGAAGGTTACCTGTCCAAACTTTTTGGTATGATCAGTCGGATAAAGCAATTTCATAATGAAACAATTATGTCTCAAAATTTTATTAACTACTCTATTCGTCTGATCATCAAATAAATCTAGAGCCTGGGTAGTAGCTTGCTCCACATGGGTGTCTTTCGAAGCATCTTGCACCAATGTAGTCTTTTTCCTACGCCTGCCCTTTGGTTTATATAACCATGGTAGAATAAACTTTGCTAATATAGTAAACACTGTCAAAAATGACATGCCCATAATTACCTTTTCAACAATAATATTGTAACCTTCAAACAGATGTTGGTTTGGGTCATAATCACCAATCAGATGGTCATACAACGTTCTAAGGAATCCCCTCCTATCTGCAAAATATTCTGCTAAACGGGATTTCAGTAGTTTGAAATTGAAGATAAGTGGTTCGTAATACCGGAAATACACAGCTTCTATTAACTCCTCCACATCTATGTGTCCAGTATACCAATCACCTATGCCACAACCGTGCACATACTCATCCCGTTGTTGAATAAGATCCCTTATAAAACCGCGACCAAAATTTTCGATTAAACGATCAAGATGATGTAATGAAACACCCATAGACAAAAGTCGTATCCTGACATGATTATAAAGATACGGATAATTATCCGATAGGGCTTTCGTAAAAACATACTCACCATGGTTCCCTTCTCTTTCCTGTTTAAGAAATAATTCTTCAACATTTTCAAAGAACTTAGAATTGCACTGCTTAAACTTATCGAATAATTCAGACCTTCTTACCAAACTCCTACTAATAGTGAGTCTAGAGTCTGCAATATTATCAAATTCGCCCACTTGTGCAACGGGTTCCATAGGTATTATTAATTCATCATCCAATACATTAGAGTACAACCTAAATATACGTTCAGCATTAGTCTCGTGGAATTCTTGAAATTTATCCTTGATCAATTCTAATTGCTCTCGCTTTGACCTAATTTTCTCTTCAAAGTACTCTTCTTTAGCCAATTGTCTCTCTGCCATCTTCATTACTAATTCTTGGTAATCAACCTTCTCATAATTAGCGATAACACAGTTCCTAGTAACTCTTTGTTTCTTAACATAAAAATCGAGGATATTTGGTCCCATATCAGTTGTCAAGAATCCTTTAGGTAACTTACTTTTATCTAATTTTCTATGCATATGGTCCAAATGCTTGGTTGCTTCATCTAAATATGCATCCTTAGGGACAACAACAACATCAAAATCTATTCTCCTCTCAAAGGCTTCGGCAGATATAATAGACTCTGGCCTAAATTCTGTCAAGTTTGTAGAAGCAAACACATACTTCGATGTAAAGAACGTTGTGGCTTTCTTGGATAATTCAGCCATATGCAATGGGAATGCATTTTCATTAACAGCACGAATAACATTCATCCACTCATTATCTGGATTACCTGCAACATCCTTCATTTGACCTAGATCATCAAAGAATGTGACCAGTTTTTTGAAATTGTATCCGTCCCAGTACTTAGTTTCTGCTGCTCTATTAAAGGTAAACTCAGTAGGGTTGGTCTCAAATTCAGTCAATGCAACTTCATCTTTAATTCTAGTTAGATACTCATAAACATTAGCATCAGATAGATGTTGCAAAACTGATGTTTTACCAACTCCTGGGCAGCCACGAAGGACCAAAAATACAGGTTCAACTCTTAGACCAGAAATCCCAAGCTTCTTGGAGGCATACACATCTTGAATAGCATACAATCTTTTAAGATAATAGCTAAGAGCAAATCCACCCACTCGGGTATCTGTAGTATGAATACTTTCACCCTCTCTAATCAAGTCTGATATATAGCCAGACATCATTGCCGTCTTTGGAAGTGAATCACTCTCATACCTATCGATCAAACTTTTGCAATTATCCATGAAAATATCCAACCTCCTGGATATAGAACCACCAACTAATCCCAATCTATCACAAATACCATCAAATATGGTATTCATCAATTTGAATACTTTATCAATCAAGATATCAAAAGGAACACTTATGGAGCCAAATGATTTGACCCAACCAAGTATCTGCTGCATGCAATTCTTATCAGAACTTTGCATGTAATAAGACCAAATTGACACTACAAGAAATTTAACAACATCAACTCCAGACTGTGTCTCAGTCTGCACATTGACAAATCTAGTATATAGGGACATGGCAATATCCTTAAAAGGGCTAGAAGCTAACACAATCATTGCAGCCGTGTAAGTAGCTATCCTTAAATTATCATCTTCTAAATTAATTGCAGCAAGAACCAATGAAATACCAATTATTGGGGCTGCTTTCTTATACAAACCAACCCAATCTACATCCTTGACGGAAGTCAAAAGTTTTAAAATAAAACTCTCATCTTCCACAGGTTGTTGCACCTCCTGTTCTACTTTCAATTGGGGGTGTTGCCCCAAGTTATTAGACTCTCGTCTATTATTAATAAATTTATTCAAGTTAGCTAATAAATTCAGCGTTTCACCAGCATCATTAGCAGTTTGGCAAACACTATCAATAATCCCTATTTGGGCTATTGACTTATGTGAAAAAACAAATGGTTCAGCAATAAATGCCGATAGTATTTGAGAACTTTTAAAAATCAAGCCACACTGAGCCTTCGAAGGACTCAACGTAGGGTTTAATGATTTACTTTTAAATTTCCTCTTCTTATTAGAACATTTAATCTTGACATGTTCTTTATAAGCGGCTTTCGCCACAGGATCATCATTCAATAATTGTTTAAAAACTTTCTTAACCTGTTGATTATCCATCACATTATCCGCGGATGGAACGCCAGCCCAGGTAGCTGACTTACTTACGGAATTGTTTTTATTTATATCTGACATAATATCATAAATACTGGTTTTGTAAGCGAATGAGTACCAGCTTCATTAAATTGTGACTTCTCAGGCTTATCTGAGTCGGACCACACAGGCCGATTACTATATATCCAAAATAACTCCAACTCTATATAACCGGGTTGTTGCCAACCAACAATCCGGAGTGATTAATGCAAATATTTTTGTTATTTTTATATTTTAAAATTTTTATTAAGTTTTATAATTTCAGCGTTAAAGGTCATCTCTGATAAATATATTCAAATACCAGAGTCTCTATCCATTTAAATAACCAAATAAATAAAACAAGGTTTTCAAAATGTAGACTTACTAGTTTCTTATATTCCATAATTGTACTTAATCGAAACGTTCCGAATCATTGTATCCTAAACGACATTGATATAGCTAACAATGTTGTTTAGACCACCCAAGCGATACTACTATAACTAATAGCACTGCTCGGAATTACAAACCAAGGCTACTCAAACACTACATAGATTATATCTATG